CTTGTCCGAGGTCCAATAGGTCATTAATGCCTCGATTGGCCGCCAGGTTACGGCCTTTGACATGTAATAAGAGGCGCAACTCCCGGGATCGCCCCGCAGGGTCGCGTTGTTATTTCCGTCACGATCCTGCGAAGGCATCCACTCGCCTTTATAGCGTTGGTGATCTCGACTGTGACTGTAATCGCCGCGAAAATTCCAGTCATCACGAATATGCCATCGCAGGATCGTGCCAAGACATATCATGTGCGAGGTGAAGAACGTAAGAGGTTCGACGGTGAGATTTTCATGTTAGCTGATCGCTGGTAGGAGGGCACCCTTGCCGAAATATATCACATTGGCGAAATAGAAATTTGATACCCCTTGATCGTTCACGCGGCTTCAAGACATCGCATCCGCCGTCCAGGTCAGGTCTGACGTCAATCGGAGATTAATCGAAAGCGAGCTTGAATATCTTTTGAGATGCGACCCATCATAATTCGACCCCGCCTCACGTAATGAGGCATTTGTCCTGCCATTTCGCTTTATCGAAGCGCCTTCCCTAAGCATTGCTCGCGGGCTTGAGCCGGATGCGATTCGTAAAATTCACCATCAACATACTTAGCGCTCAGGTGAAGCATAATCCCGTGATCATCTTGCATATTATGATAATCCCACTGCTCAATCGTCATGGGAATCATCTTATCTGCTGAGGGGATGTTTTCCACTGATGAGATTCTCCATGCGTCCACCCATCCTCTCACCTGACCTTCAATGCCTTCCCAACCAGGATCGCCGGGCGCGAAAATCCAAGCATAATATCGTTTAGGATATTCAGGTCTCGGTATTGGGGAGGGGCCTGCTTCCTCAATTGAGGCGTAGGTGCCCTCTGATGATTTTGGCCATGATGACATTGATTTTCTCCTTAAGCAGGCCCGATGGCCTGCACGCAAATTGTTGTGCTTGTTGTTTCTGGTTCTAGAACTGTACCGTTCCACCGGTGTAGAGACAGCCTGAACCCTGTCGAAGTTAAATAACGGAATCCAACTGTGTGGAAGCTTCCGCCGTCCTGTACTGTCAAATTTAATATTATAGTGGCGCCATTAAACGGTTTTCCAAAACTGACATATTGCTCGTCTGAAAAATTTCCGTTGAACGCCTGAACTTTTCTTCCATTGGGATCATGCCCATCGATCTCGAAAAGGTCATTGCCACGCGGCGTTTTGATGACCCCCGTGCTGCGGAAATCCCATTCCCTGGTGATTGGCGGGTCACTGAAATCATTGACCTGGATTCTGTAGGCGTTCTGGCCGAAGCCGTAGTGGTCGAAATAGCCGGTAAAAACATTCCCTTTGACATCGGTGGGGTTTCCATAAAATGGCAGATAACGCATGCCCCACCGGAAGCGATTCTCGCCTTGTTTTGGCCTATAATTTGAGAAAAAAGTCACATTACTCGCATCGTTTTGCCCGCTGATGATGACTGGCCCGGTCATCGTGCCGCCTGTCAGCGGTAGGTAGTTCTTGAGCAGATAAGCCTGTATCCACGCATCCGTCGGCACTTTGTATCCTGTGCCATCCGCGTCATTGACCTGCACGTAAGCGCCCGTCGTATCGCCGCCTGCATTGACGTTCATCGTGACGATTTTATGATCCGACGTCAGTTTGGCGTAGGTCTTGATCACGTCGGCCAGGACGGACTGCCATTGTGTGGCGTTGGCTCCGGGCGTCGCGGTGTTGTCATCCGCCATTGAGGACCACAGCGAGTTCGGACCGCCATAACTGACGACGGCGCCTTTCGGGTATCCGCCGATCGCGTTTGCGAAATCCAGCGTCCAGGGTGTGACATACCCGGCCTCACTGCGCTGACAGGAGACGGAGAGCATTTTGAGAATGCCGTTCATGTCCGTGCCGTCCGGGGGTTTCCCACCCGCAGCTAGGGGGGTCATGTTGGTTTTCGAAAAGCCCTTACTCAGGCTCGCGCGTCCATCGTCACTGGAAGTAGCTGGGATAGGGTAGGTCAGCGTCCCGGCGTCGGGCGTATCAGCAAAGGGCGTCGGGAAAAGTGGGCTGAGATCGCTGCTTTTCATGAAGTTTTCCGTCGATATTGAATGGATACCCCTGTCGGGCGCGGCAGCACGCCGGACGTTTCGAGGATGGTCGCGTCAACGAGGGAAATGTCGAAGTCAAAGATAATGGTCATCGTCCGCGTTGATGTGTCTTCCTCAACCCAGATGTGCTGCGTGTCCGAGCCAAACAGTGTCATGAGGATGGAATTGAGTGCGGTTATGGAACCGTTCGTGATATTGGCGGCCGCCTTCGCCAGAATAAGTTTACGGAAAGCATCGTCAGACAGGACGTAATTGCTCGTGAGGCCGTCGCTTGAGGAGACATTGAAGAAAGGTGCTTCGTCAAAAGGCGTGATTGTGTTGGTCGCGTCCGAGGCCTCGTCGAAGCCGAACCAGCGCCCGGATGCGACTTCGATAATTCTCGAAACACCGACGATCCTGCCCCACACATCAAGTCCCCATCCAGTCGCCGTCTCAAGGTCAACGACATTGAAGAAAAATGTCTCGATGAGGCTACGCGGATCAAGTGACTGATCCATGCTGCTGATGATTGTGCGGATGCGCGGGCTGTTGGCAAATTGCGCGTAAATGGTCTCAGAGACGTTCAGCACGATTTAGCCCTCAATCGTGACGGTGATTTTTGAGGCGTCAGGCGCAAGAACCTGATTGATCGGCAGGGTGAGGCTGGCTTTCCCGACATCGGTATCGGTCCCAAGACTGAGGTCCAGCACTTCAGCCCACTCGCCGAGCGCATTGACGACGGTTGCCAGGCGTGAAGCGTAGAGTGTGGCGCCGATGCGTGGCCGGGTTTCAGAGCTCGTGAGATAAGTTATCAGCGCTTTAGTCGCACGCTCGGGAGCGTCCTGAGGCACGAGTATTGAGGGGCGCGCGAGCTTGACCGAGATGTATAGCGTTACCGCTTGAATACGGTCAAAATTCACGGTGTAGACCGGATTATTGCCATGATAAGCGGTGTTTTCATCCTTGACCTGCACAGAAACGCTGCCCTGCATGGCACATCCTGGCGATTTATGCGCAATGATGGCCCGCGCGATATTCTCATCTGTTCCGCCTTGAACGACGACGTAGAGACTGTAAGGCGCAAGCGTTACGCCCTTGACTTCGCTTTCATGCCCCGCCGGATTATCCACGACGAACGCATCCTCCACGTCGCTCTGTGACAGGATCGCGCCCAGGATGGCGGCATTCTGGCCAATTGAGTTTGCCGAGACGCTTTGCTCCCGGCGCGTTTCGAACTCAGCGCGGCTCTCAGCGTCGAAACCCGTCAGCCCGACTTCGTTATTCGTGAGGCTGGTGATACCCAACCCTGCCTGATACAGCGTCAGGGCGCCGACCGGACAGATTATTGCGCCCAAAGTCTGACAGGTGAGCGGCGTATTGACTTGCCCTGGCGCGCTTGGAAGCACGATGTCTGAAGATGGTGCGTAGATATTCCCATTGCGGTCAATGGCTACCGACGTTCCGGCCGCGATGGTCTGGCCGCCGCCTGTCGTCGTGAGTTGCGCGTCTACGATTGTCGCGGTCGCCGGTCGGCGCGTCAGAAAATAGATGCGTCCGATCGCCTCCTGCATCCGTCCTGAATTTGCCGCGGGGTCCATGCCGTTGAACACACCCAGCATCGCGGCGTAAACGTCGCCGAGGATGGCTGTCAAACTGACGGCGAGCTGCCCCTGCGGCGTGTTGAGCGCGAGATTTGCTTGGCCACCTAAAGCCGCATTGATGTCGGCGAGGGCTCCGGAGAGAATATCCTGCTCTGACGGCGCGACGAAACCCGCCTCCGTCAGCTCCGGGCGCGGGATCGAGGAGTCGTAATTAGAAATGGACATCAGACGTCGTTCCATCATTGAGTTGGACACGGATGACCCCGGTGAGGCGACGTTTCTGGCCAGGTCGGGTCAAGGTGCATTGCGCGGCCGTGACGCCCGCCACCTCACTTGCAATCCGCTCAACCTCACGGGCGAGCACGACAGCGTTGCTGGCGTTTGAGAAAATGTCCGTGTCATAGCCGATGCCGAGCCTGACATCGTAAAGCACTTCGCCGAGCCAAATCCGCACGGCAGTCGCCACATCCTGTAAGACAGCGTAGGGCGCGGCGCACACGGCGAGATTGCGATTGGCGTCAACCACCAGATCCCAGGTGTCGTTGTCAAGGAGGAGAGATTGCACTGTTTTTCGACCCTGAAAAAATCAGGCGGAGCACGTGGCCCCGCCTGTTTTCGTTGCGCTGCACTGAGGGCGCTTAGCCCGTCATGATGGTAAAGCGGCCTCGTCAGACGAGGTCTTAAATGCTGATCTGGCCAAGACCTAGAGAGCAGCCTTCACCAGGTCTTCATAGTAAGAGCGAGACAAATCATCGGGTATAGAGCTGTTAAGACCATATTGCTTCTTTGCTATAGACCAAGGTGAATCGTCCATGTGCGTCATAGCTGAAAGCTCGAGACCTGAAAATGTTTTAAACGAGTCCCAGACAGCTTTCAGTAATTTTTCTTGTTGCTGCGTAATTTGTGCGCGCACAACGGGGCCGCGAGGAACTTCAAAGAAAACATTGTCGTCGTTCTGATGAACGAGATCAGTTACGGCTCCTGAACCATACTTACTCAAAGCGTTATACAACTCTGGATAAACTGGACCAAACTTCCAAACTTTCGCTTCCTCACGGATCAGCGGTTTTCTATATAATGCTAAATTCCAGCCATGCGCTATGAATGCGAGCTTTTGAAGATGCATGTTTGTTAGCAAGCGCCCCTCATCCCGCGCGAATTCGAGAAACTTATTCGCGATCGCTGCTGGCGTAAACATCAACCCCTCCTAAGCCTGAATTTAGCACCTGTCATTTCTAACAGACTATTTTACCACATGCGACGTAAAATTTTTCCCTCTTACTGCGCCTTACCCGTCGTGCTGCCACCCGACTGGACGCCGCCATGGACATGGTTTGTCAGGCTGATATCCCCGGATGTCACGTCACCATCGACCTTGAGCGCGCCGGTGATGTGGACGTTTGCCGCCTCGATTTCGACAGGGCCCGACGCGACAATCTTGATGCCGTTCTCTGTGAATTGAATGAACTGCGTTGGCGCCGGGTTGAGGAAGCCGCCGACGAAGACGGTATCGGATAGATCAAATTGACGGAAGGAACCCGGTGGTGACTCTTTGCCTGTCGCGACAACGCCAGAATGATCGCGACCACTCACAAGGAGAAAGCCGATATCACCGGGCACAGGATCAAGGATGATCGCCGATGTGCCTGCCTGGAGACGCATGTAAGGAATATCCAAGATGACGCCATGCGGGTAGACACGCCCCGCTGCGTCCTGCTGATGCACCATCGGGTGCACGTCGACGCGCCCGGGACCGCCGTTCTGACCGGGATAAAAGGCCACCACTTCAGCAAACGTGGGCGGCCCGATAAGTGAAAGGTGCTGCCGGATGAGGTGCTCGATTGCTCCTCTGTTTGAGGCAAAATCCTGCGGAAGAGTCGACGTTGGGAAAGGTATGCGTGCCATCATCTCACCACAGGAAAACGTTGCGCGAACGCTGAAACCATGCATTCAAGTTCGGTAATCCATGGCCCCCCAGGCACTTCGCACGAGAGGTCGTGATTGACGGCGACAACAAGCCAATAGCCATCCCAAGGTGATTTCTGCGCATTTTCATCTTTGATCACGAATTGCCGCATCTGATTAAAGCCATTTTCGTCCAATGACGCAAAGGCAGCCGGAAGATAACGGCTTTCAAGTTTGACCAAACTGTAAAACGTCAGTTCTGGTCTAAAAATCGTGATGATCTGGCATCCGACTGGAGAGTAACGGGGGTAACCAATCATCCCGTTTTCGGCTGAGATAACAGGGATTGTGTCGGGAGTTACGCCTTCACCACGCGTTGCGAAGCGGCCCCAAGCATGAAGTATAGGGATGCCTGTCGAAAGCTCGCCATTGTTGTTGATGCCCGCCGCTGGATCTAACCTCACTTCACCTTTGACGGAGTGCAGGATGCGCTTGAGCTGTGTAAGTAGGTCACCATTGAGGTAATTAACCTTCAACCGATCATTGCTGCCCCAACCACCGTGATCGAAGAATTTTATCCCATTACGAACACATATATCGGACAGGATTGCTGCTGGCGGCATCGCCTCGCGATATCCCACCTGATCATTGACCGTTTTTGAAAACCTATTTAAATCCTGCGCTCGCACTCGGAATGTCACGTCAGGTGCAGCGCTGTAATCAACGTAGGCCTCACTGATATTGCCATCAAAAATGGTCGCCAGCGCCTCGTCGAGGACACCTGTAAAGACGCGGACTGAAGAGCGAGAAATCCCGATGATTTTTGAGCCGTCATCTGCCGCATAGCCCGCGATAAAAGAGAGTCGGTTCATAATGTCGAGAGGTAAACCTTCAATGGCAAGGTTGACTTCTCGCCCAACCGAAAGGCCAGCGTTGGAAATCGTCGCGCGGATGCGGTAACTGCCATTAATGTTTATCGTCTCCTGCGTGCCATCACGTCTTTCGACATGAAAGGTCAAGACGATCTTTCGACGTTTGAAGCCGATTGGATTCAGCGTGTCAGTGACAGCCACGTTAGACCTCGTAAATAAACTGAAAACGGTTCTTCAGCCCCGTGTAATCCGGGTCTTTCTTGCCCTGCATGTCACGGAAATAAAGCAATCCAGTCAGCGCAGGGATGCGGCCGCGCAGAAGGTCCACACGATCCACACAGAGGCAACCGGCCAGCATGAGGGCACCATTGACGGTGAGATCGATGTAGAGCCCAGTGGCAAGCTGTCGCAGCCAAAATTGAACCTGTTGTCCGTCAAGAACAACCTGGCTCTGCTGCGAAGGGATGGCCGAAAGGGGAATGATGAGCTTCATTATGACGCCACCGGGATGGGCGTGGTCACCCCATTATCGACCTTGGCCGCGCCATCCGGCTTTTTTGTGACCTTCCGGGCCTCAACTTTTGTCGAACGCACTTCTACGAAGCGGACATCGACGAAGAGCATGGTATGTGGCTGCTCGACGGAACGTGAGATGTGATAGCCGATAATATTGACGCGGTCCCAGATCTTCTCCGGCGTGACGAGCTGATAGAGCTTCGTGTTTGAAGCCATCTCCGCAAGGGTGTTGAGGAACGTCTCTTTTATAGCCTTCGGTCGCGCATTTGCGCCCCAAGAGGCGCCAGTCTGGAAGCCATCACAAATGAGACGCACCGCGCCCGTCGTCGGCAACTTGACTTTATTATAAGACGTGAAAGCACCGTCTTCCTGCGGCGCACTGCTGATCGCGTAACTCTCCTGAAGCTCGATGCTATGCACGCTTGCTGAGGTAAGGACGGGCTGATGAGCTGAATCTGTCGATCCATCACTCGGCGGAATGAAAAACCCCCACTTCGTTTTTTCTTCATGAATAGGCCAGGTATCGTAAACGGAAGCAAGTGACGTTGAGATGACCGCCGTGATTTGGGGCGGCACGACGCGCCCGAGCACATCAGGAACACCAGCGATGTCCGGCAGGGTGAAGGCGAGAGGCAGAGGAATGACGGGAAACGGCATTAGTAAATACCCCCTACATTCTGTTGCACGATCGATTTTCTGAATTCATCCAGCGTTGCCTTGAGATGGCCCGATGTCGCGGCATTCACCTCGTTGGCAACGTGCGCCGGGTTGGCCGCATGGCTCGTTACGTTGATATCGCCTAAAGTCACGTTGAAATGATTGGTCTGGGCGTTGCCACCGGCCGACGCGTTCAGGCTCGCGCTGATCTGCTCAGCCAAGTCCGCGCGACTTTCTGCTTCACCTAATTTGTCGCGAGGACGAACATAGAGGAGGCTTGCTTCGGCTCCAGCTTCTGCAGCTGATCTTGCGCGCTGTAGCACTTTAAACGCCGCTTTTTCTGTGTGGTGAAGCTCGCAGGCGATGAATTCTGCCTGCTCTTCAAGCGTGGATTGACGAATATCATGTCCAAAGACGCGCTTGAACTCTTTTTGCCTATCGGGATGCCATTGCAGCAATCCGTAAGCGTGCTCACCGTTTGGAGGCACGGCTTCCGGGTCAAAGCCGCTTTCTGACGAGATATTTGCCAAAAGTCCGGCGACCTCAAATTTGTTCAACCCACCGCGTTCAAGGGTGTTCCGAATGCGGGCCATATGATCGGCTTTCACGATTGGAGAAAGAGAGTTTTTGATTTTTCCACCTAACCAATCAACTCCTCCTCTGACATGCTTATCATGCTTATAAGCTTCGTAACCGATCACACTGAGGATGGTGGCGACAAACGCGGCAGCCCAACCGGGCGGCCCTTCTGGGGCTCCAGCCGCGGCAATGGGCGCAGCGATAGCGCTCGTTTCTGCGGCTTCCGCTGCAAGAGCGCCCCCGGCCAGACGTGGCGCTCCTTTGACGCCCTCTTTCAAGCCTCCCCAAAGAAATTCACCGATTTTACCAAGCCCTAAAGCGCCAAGAATTTTGGCAAAAGCTCCTGCCCCCTTTTTCCCTCCTTTAACAAGAGGTGAGGTAAACGCCGCGGCGCCAAGAGCCACGATTGCGCCCGCGAGAACTTCCAATCCCGTTGCAATTTCTCGAGGATTTGACCGCTCGATCGCGGTGAGCGCCTTTACGATCCCGTCAGCAACAGGCTGTATATCCGAGTAAACCCGACTGAAAATCTTTGAAGTCTCAGCCTGGAATTTAATCCAATCTTCGAGAAGTTGCTTCGACTGGCGTACCTGCTCTTCTGTCGGTGCGAGTCCTTGAAATTCGGGGCTGTTGACGATCGATTTATAGCGCGGGGAATCGATCAGATTGAGTAGGTCGCTGTCACCGCCTATTTTCGAAAGTAAAAGCTGCTGATTGCCTCGATCGCGATCTCGGAAAGCTTTTTATTTGTTCAGTTGATCGAGAATGTCACTTTTGACTGTGTTATCATCATTGAGCAATTTTACGCCAAGCTGAGGTGCATAGAGTTGGAGGTCTTGAAACCCTTTAGGGGTTCTTGCCATTGCCTGAATCGTAGCAAGCATTTTCTCATACCCACCCCCATCACTTCCAACCGCTTCCAACGCATAACGGTATTGCAGCAGGTTTTGACGTGAAATACCGAGCTGACGGCTGAGATTATCAAGAGAGACGCCGGCTTTGGTGGTGTCCCGTATAAATGAGGTCAGGCCCCGGCCACCTGTGATGATCGCGAAATAGCTCAGCGCTTCCCTGCGGACTGCGGCAAAAGCATCCGCGCCTTCTTTTCCGAACTGATTAGTCTGTGCCGCGAGCTGCTTGAAGCGACCTTGTGTTTTGCCTGTGTTTTTCTCGAGCTTATCCAGATCTTTGTTGATTGCATCAGTCGATTTGACAAGCTCGACGCCATCCATCTTCAGCTTGATTATGAGCTGGTGAAGGATTTCGTCGTAATTCATGGCTCTATCTTTGTTTATTGAAAATCTTCAAGCATCAAGACTCATTATACCGCGCCACGGCGAGCGCTTCCCACATGATCATGACATCATGCCAATTGTAGACGGTCTTAAGCTCGTGCAGTGTGACGATGCGTGCAGCGATGAGGTCAGCGAGTGGACGCGTCAGGTTTCCGCTTTTGGCGAGCGGTCGAGGCTGAGAATTCCCCCCAGAAACATTGTCGTGGCGGCGAGCTGGGAAAGTTGGCTCACCGCTGCCTTGATAAAATTTACGTTTAAATCAAAGGCTTCTTCCCTTACGCGTTGGAGCGTGAAGGGATCGTCGAAATCCAGCTCAATCACATCTGTGGGGAGAGGTGCACCCCCACGTTTAATCTTCACACATTTCATCAATTCATCGAAAAGTTCTTCACGGATATTTTCTTCGATATGACCGAAGATAGCAATTGTGATGTCCGAAAAAGCACTTGGACCTTGAGAAATAACAGCTTCCGGAATGCGCCCCGCGCTGCGTCCACAGGCAGCGCCGAGCTTTCTCGCCCAACGGTCGCCTGTATAGGCACTCATCATATTAATAACGAAGCGCTTGCCCTTGTCCGGGCCGTCCTCGATGATAATTTCTCGTTCCCTCTCGGGCGTGACGCGATCTTTCATGATGGCTCTCCTCAAATTCCAGCCGGGATGATACGGCGCCATCTCAAGTTGTAGGTCCGCGCCTCAAGCATAGACGCGCCGCCCGGCAGCGGTGTCATGCCAATGACATGTCCATCATCAAAGGTGTATTTGCGGTGGAGGCCTGGCAAACGGAGTTCCCCGCCAAGTATGACGACGGTTGTCATGGCTTTTTGATATTCCTCAATCGCCTCGAAAACCGCGTTTGATGAGCTATTGGCTTCCAACGTGAGTGACATTTCAACGGGGCGATGCTGAAAACCCTTATTGAGGTACCCGTCAATTGACATGCGGCTATCGGTCGCCGCGTATGAGCTGACTTCCCAGGCGCGGTCGGTTCCCCAGTTTTCGAGGGTGATCGGGGCAGAAAAAAGTGGCTGTATCGTCAAAGTGAAGATGGCGTCAGCCGAAGTGATAAAACTCTGAGCCATTTACTGGACCTCCACGCTGGCGACAAGGAAGGATTGAACGCTCTGGCCGTCCGTGTACCAGAACTTCGAAGAGGGGGAGCGCCGCGCGACGCGAACTGTGGCCGGAGCTGAAGACGCGTTTGGCTGGAAATACCAGCCTGAATACTGAATGGTATCCGCGACATCAGCCTGTGCATCAGCATTGATTTCGAGCTTTTGAGATGCCGTCAGCGTCACGCCTGGGCGGATGGCCCCGAAGCTGATGGCTTGATCGATCACGTCCTTGACGGCCGCGCTGATAAGCCCGTCGCCTTGTGTGGTGTAGGGGATTTGGCCTGCCGTATTCAGCAGGTTCAGGAGGGCTGACTGCATGGAGGCGTTCATCCAGATCTGATTGATGTAGGAATCCGCCCAGAGAAATTGGCCCGAGATCGCACCGTCGCGGAGAAATTCGAAGCGTCCCAATCCATTGGCGTAAGCGCCATAGAACGAGTAGCCATTGCCCTGAAGTGCCCCCGCAGTCGTCCCATCGGTTACAGACGGCGTGACGAGGCCATTGCGCCGCTGCGCGAGCACCGTGCGTCCATTGGCTGCGTCAAAGTTGAGGGAGGCCATCCATCCAAGGCAGAGTGCCGCGGCATTCGGGTCTTTATAAACCGCTGTCGTGCCATCGATTTGCTGCGTCTTGAGCCACGTCCCGAAGGATGTGCTGCCGGATGAGACGATTGCCTGATCGTCGGTGTCCCAGGCCACATACCAAAAACGCGAGTTCTGTGCGCCAGTCCACGTCGCAAAGGCCTGCTTTTCGGCAAGGGTTGGCTCCCACGCCGTCGTGAAGCCGCTGAAATCCTGAGTCTGATTGACGATCGCATTCATCAGGTCAGCCGGGGAGGATGCGGTCGGGCTTTCTCCAGCCGAAGCGCCGTAGAAATACAGCTTCGTCGGCAGCTTGATCGCCCCCTCATAGCCTGAGAAGTAGACGGCAGCCATTTTCGCTTCGACAGAGGTCGCCGTGAAGTCTTTCTGAACGTCAGCGGACGAGGTGTAGACCTTAAGTGTCCCGGAAGGAACGGCGGTGTTCTGCGTCAGGATCAGCGCATTGATGAAGGTTACCCCGACACCGACACCGAGGGCCGACGGGACGACCTTAACAATCGTATCGATAGGGATTGAGCCGATTGTATCAGCCATGAGAGTTGTCCTTGTTTACGTGAAGGAGATCGGCGGGGATGATCGCCGTGTGAAGGTCCAGAGCGGACGGTGAGGGGATCGTCGTTGAGATGCGCGCATCGATTGTCAGGTCGAGATTCCACCCATCGACATATTGAGCCGAGGCGTTAATCCAGACGTTCTGACGCGGGTCCGTGGCTTTGACGGCGGTAATCTCCGGCAGGTGCTCGCTTAGATATGTCGTGGCGTGCCCGTCGCGCCAAAGCGTTGCGATCAGCGCTGCGATATCGCCTGCGCCCTCTCGGAAAACGGAGAGCTGAACCGTCAGCAGCATGGGCTGCGTGACAGTGGCTGTCTGATCGGCATTCTGAACGTGGCTGTTCGTCGCGTAACGGCGGCGCGTCACGATGAGCATCTGCACGAAGGGACCCGAGGGCGGGGGTGCGCGGTTGGTCTGGGCTTCGACGACCCGAACCTCGTCGGGAAGAATCGTCCGGAGCCAGCCTTCGAGCGCGTCGTAAATCTGCTCTTCAGTTGGAAAAACGTTCAGGCCGGATCGTTCTGAAGCGTCACAACGACCTTGCGCCATTCTCCATTACCCCACTCTTCGATAAGCTGTGTGATGAGCCATTGTCGGTTGTCGAAAATAAGAATGTCGCCGCCAAGCTGGAGCGCTTCACTCAATGGGCTGATACGACCACGGATGTAGACAGCGCGCATTTCCGATGTCTGATTCAGGTTGTCGAGATGCTGAAGGTCGCTGCCACTCAGGGACTGAACCTCGATCTCAACAGGCACGTCACGGTATTTTGGCTTTTGCTTGCGCGAGCCGTCTTCCGCGTCATAAACGCGCAATGTAGCCTGCGTGAACGGGTTGATGACCTCTGTGAGGCCACCCGCTATGCCGTAAAGATCGATCATGGTGATTTTCCGATTGTGTATTGTGGCTACACGGTATACGATGCCTATATGATCTTGAGTTTCAAGCACAAGGGACTGGAGTTGTTCTGGCTCCGAGGCGTTCGGAAGGGTATCAATCCGGCGCATTCCGGAAAACTTCAGCGCCTGCTGGACAGTCTCAACGTTGCTTCGTCTCCCGACGATCTTCTTTACCCTGGTTCCTGCATGCATCGTTTGACCGGAACGCTGGACGGTTACTGGTCTTTAAAGGTGAACGGCAACTGGCGCGTCATCTTTCGATTTGTCGGCCACGATGTCGAATTGGTTGACTATCTGGATTATCATTAATGAGGTTGAAAATGACACCGCACACACATACGCATCCCGGTGAGATATTGCGGGAGGATGTTTTCCCGGAGCTGGGGCTGTCGGTTACGGAGGCGGCGGCGCATTTGCGCATGACGCGCACGGCTTTGTCGCGTGTTTTAAATGGACATGCCGGTATCAGCCCCGCCTTAGCGCTCCGCCTGGAGAAAGCCGGGATCAGCAATGCTGATTTCTGGGTGCGTTTTCAGGCGAGTTATGACCTTTGGCAGGCGCGGCGCCGACCCCAGCCAGACATCCAGCGGTTTGCCGCCGCCTGATCAAACCCGTCATGGTTTGAGGTCATCGATGCATGCGAGAGGAGAATGCCTCGCGCCGCTTCATTCCACCACCTCCACAAAAAACCGCCCCGAAGGACGGCTTTTCTTCTTTACGGGTTTAGGCCTCAGAAATCGACCATGTCGGTGTCTGCCTTCTCACGACGTGGCCTCACAGCATCGTCGCAACGCTGTTGCAAGGTGAGGATATCCAGGCGATCACAGGCATCTTTTAAATGACGCTCCAGGAATGTCGCGAAGGATTGACTCACCGGTTCTTGAGCCTCCGCCATGAGGTGAAGTCCCTCTAAAACATTCAAAATGTCATAGAGAACATTGTGCAGGCTATCCGTTTTCTCACGCTGTGGCATTGAATGCCTCCTGGTGAGCTCCGCGCTCTAGCTGAGGGACAGGACGCAATTGAGAGCCGAGGATGTCAATGATCCCGGGATACCAGCGCAGCACAGTGACGCCGCCTTGGGTGTGGGCGCGAGCTGTGTCCTCTAGCCGTCCAAATGGTTTACCCGCTTCCGTCAGGTGATAAACACGGTGACCCTTTCCGTCGATCGTGAACGACTGAAAGCCGAGCTTCAGCAGCTCTTGATTGACGCGCCGCGCGGAAATGCCGCCCAGCTCCTGACCGATCTGACTTGGGGTCAAGGTATGTTCGTCACGAGGGGCTGGGAGAGATTCGATTTCCATAAGCCCGAGTACATCGATACCGCAGAGCTTCTTAGCGACTCGTCCCGCCTTTAAAGTTGCTTGATTATCATCGAGTCCGATTGTCCTGGCGATATTGAAGAACTGCCGGAATGTGCGGTCAATGGGCTTGGCACGCGGGCTTTTAATGAACGATGTAGGTTTATCGGTACCATGCATCGCGTCAAAGGCACGGATTACGGCGAGATAGAATTGAGGGCTTATCCACGTTGCGTAATGAATGATCGCCTCGCGGACACCCCAATATCCTCTTTCGTTATTTGATCCGGTCGAGACAACTTTCACTGGGGTGAGCGGAGATTTCCGCTCACCCTGTAAAGTGTCTAGAAAGTCTTGAGTTTTGGCAGCGGAGTACCACTCGGACGGTTTGTCGCCTTGTCTGCCTCCAGACAACTTCCAGCAATCGCTAAATGAGAAGCGACCTTGGTCATCCATTCTTACGACGGAACCTAATACGTGGAGAGTGGTTGAATTGGAGCCTGAATACGTTGTAACACTTGTCATGTTTATCTCCGTTGATAGGCACTCAAGGGAGTTGGCGCTCCCGGTGACGAGGGGGAGCTAAGATACGGCTTCCCCTCGCGAGTAAGTTACTCACTTACTCTTTATCGTGTCAATCTTTTTTGAGTTACTTACTCAGTTATTTTATGCTATCGGATTTTCCATGCCTAAGCCCGTTACCGCTCCGATACGAAAACAGGTGAACCTTACCGCAAAGATGGCGGCTGCTATTGATGAGTTCCGCTTTGCACAGAAATTGAGGTCAGAGTCAGAAGCTCTCCGAGTTGTCGTTGAGGCTGGGATCAAGGCATTAGACATCCGACTTTCTGAAGAGGAATAGGTCGAATCTCCAATCTTCATCGCCGTGTTGAAGGCGCGTAGGACAGAGGGGCGGCGGGCCCGGGGTGCAACATTGTAACTGCCGGTCTTGCGGATGGCGGGGAGGACTTCCGCCGTGACCCACTTCTTGAACCGTTTCGCCGCGGGTTTGCGCGATGTGAGGATCAGGGAGTAAAGGCCGGACTCGTTGATGATTGTCCGTTCGGCATTGAGGTTCCCACTATCGGTAATGGCGATAGTGGACCTTTCGTCTTCATCCAGCCGGTTAGCCGCATCCGAGCTGTTACGAATCTCCAAGATCTTACATACATCCGCGAGAACCCACCAGGGTTCATCGGATCGGCTGAAGACACGCACGTCTGCACCCTCGAAAGAGAATGCGGAGACGCACGCGTTTGTGATATCAAGTTCTTTAGCTTGCGGCATGGGGGTATCTCCCTAGCTTTGAGTTAGGGCCGAAGTGAGGATGCACCCTTGCTTCGGCCTGCTTTTTTTTGTAGAGAGAATTCATGGTATCGTCAACATTAAAATCTACAGGAAATTCACGTGGGAGAGGTAGGCCGCGTAAAGACACCGTCGCTCAGCATTTCACAATGTCGGTCGAGCTTGCTTCTCAAATTGAGGCATTTGCGAATGCAGATAAGATATCTAGACCGGAAGCCATCCGGCGCCTGATCGAAGCTGGTTTGAAAGCTTTGTCGGAGGAGTAGTCAGGCCTTCACTCTGAAGGTAACGTTATTGATCATTTTATTTGTGTCTTCGAGCGGGTTATTCCGCTTTTTCTTACGGACAGTCGATGGTGCGTTGGGCGGCTCGGTCCAGCCACGGATGGTGGCCTGAATATCGTTGACAATCTGCTCGCCTAATGTCGTCAGGGACGTTTTCGAATCCAGGTTTGAATCTCGCAGAATTTTCGCAAAATCCGCATACCATTTCATCTGGTTTTCCGAGATCGTCGTCCTCATGAAAGGGCGGGCGGGTATGATGATTGTGTGGGCTGGGACGATGTGGTCTGTTGCGACATTCGCCACGCGTTTTTTAACGAAGCGGCCTTGACGATTGTAGGTGACACCATCAGCGCCAAGCGAACGATAGACGGTCGTCGTTCTCTCCGGCACATTAATGGTCGCGCCGAATTCGTTAAGCGCTGCCACAGACGCGATCGGTGGGCCATTTTCGTAACTCTTGCCCGCGAAGAAGCCGACATCCAGCTCGGCTTTACGCGCGCCTTTCTGGGCAATCGCTTTCAGCTTGCGCCGCAATTCGGCCATGCCCTGGATGTTCTCTGCCATGATTCAGGGCCAAATGAAGGGTGGATGCGAACGCCCGGGGATCATGCGCATCTGGCGGTATTTGAGGGTCGCCTGCCAGAAGGTCAGGCCCCACTGTGTCTGGGCAAACCAGCCCGCGCCTGCGCCCACATCAGGTGCTTCAGCGGAAACAGAAACAGAACCGCGCGTGGCTGAGGAAATCCTCCCGACAAGGCCACTGCCGGATGATCCTGAGCCGCCTGAAGTGGACATGCTGATCTGAGCAATGTGCGCCGTCAGAAGATAGAGCAGATTGCGCCGCACCTTCACGTCTCGCTCCGGTGAGCGCGGCGAGTTGTTGAAGATGAGGCAGGCCTGATCAAAAAAGAACTGACCCGCCTCCGCCGTCACGTTTTGAGCAAGACCGCTATAAATTTGACGCCAGAGGTCGTAATCAAACGTGACAACGCCCGGATTAGACGACACTACTGCGCCTTTTATCGGCGGCGCCCTCATATTCGACACCGGTAACCGGAAGCTTATTCTGATCTAGCCCTTCAAAACCCGTTCTAACGTTTGCAAACTCGGCCGCCCGGGAAGAAGCGCGTGCCTCGTTCGGTTCTGCGAAGACAAGGTTTTTCAAAACGAGATCACTTCTCTCATTCTGCTTCAACCACTTTTCCCAAAAATCAGATGGAACCGATGTCTTGCCAAAACGACCGAGTATCTCGTTATCTTTCGGATGGTAATTCGGATGAGATGTTGCCCCGTTTAACGAAATTGAACTGACAACTCTTAACGGGGAAAGATCAATGTGTTTTGCCTTAACATGCTCAGCCCGGATCGCGATTTCTTCGTCATCATAAATTTTTAAGACAACCCCTTTAGGCAGGCGGCAAGCCACTATGACATTGCTCATATCAGATCCCCACCATCATGGCGCACGCTTGAGGACGTTTCCAGATCGTTCCCCATCCGCCCTGCGACATTTTCTGCTGCATATAACTTGAGTATGTCTCGAGCCGGTGCATAATGAGCTTTTCGGTAAAGGCCGTGCTCACGGTTTGAACGCCATCCAAGACTGGGACAAACATCTGCATGAGCGTCGTCGTCGCATTGCCACCCGACATTTTTACACCGGCCTCCGGCAATGTTTTTATCGTCATGTTCGGGTAACCTTTTTTGAGCATGTCCTCTAACGTAAGACCATAAGAATTGATATATTTCAAAACCGGCGCACGTTCAGAGGGAATGACAGTGATGATCGGCGTGTCGTTATCGATCAGGCCCATGAGACGTTCGACCAAATCGGAATAACAGGCGGTAAAGTCGCCATAAATCGCAACGGGATCACTTGTATCTGTCCACTTTGTCACGGTGCCTGATCCAACAGGATTCGCTTTAGCCGTCGGCTGTATGGGCGTCGGTAGATTTGGATCATTCAAGGCCCCGTAAAGTTGTAGGCCTGAAACTCCCCAAAGATTCATCTGATTACACATTTTATTCAGCGCGGTTGCTGCGCCGAGACGTGCTTCATTGGCCAACTGTATATTGGCCAACCCCATCACGGCTGTCTCCAGGTCGCCAGTTTTTGCCCAGCTCTCATAATAAAAAGATTGTCGATTAATCCAGTTTACATTGACATGACCCATGCCGCTTTGTGAAAAATCGCCATATGGTGCAACGATGCCGCTGTTTTCAGCGACAGGAAACATGATAGTTCTCGACCTTACGTCGCCCTTTTTCACCACACCGTAAATCTCTTCAGATTTAACGGGTGTGATTAAAGATCGAATGACTTCAGGATCGACCATCGTATTCAGGATCGATGGCACACCCGCATTTGGTTCCGTCACAGCCGAATATTCTTGATAAGCGTCCATGGCGATACGCTCATTAGAATAATATTTAATTCCAGGCATGTGAATGCCCCATTTGTCGGCAAGTAATTGCCTTTCCTGCGAGAATGTCATTTTAAGCGTCCTGCGTTGTGGTGGATGTTGCGACAGGCATCGGCGCCACCGGCCCTGCGATAACGGCAATGTTGCCAGCGGTCGCGCCTTTGACTACGATCCATCCAGTCGCAACGCTGTTGGCGGGAGCCGTCGAAGAAGAGGCCGTTACGACGGAACCATCTGTCGTCGAAGCAAAGACATGATCGCCTGGAGAGCAATTCGTGCTTGTGATGGCGAAGAAATCACCACCCGTCATGATGGTGGGGGCGAAACCACGATTGACGACCATCGTCGATTCATCAAGGTAACCCGTGATCAACTGTGTCTGATCCCGACGCACGAAACCCACCGGGATTGCCGTCGGCGCACTTGAAGGAGGCTTGTTGGCCACAATTTCAGTGTCGTCCTGCACCCAGGCAAAACGACCGATTGTCACGCCATCTTGTCCAGCCCGATAAGCTGTGCCTATCGTGAAAGCACTTCGATAGACGTTGGCCGAAGCAAAATCGCCCGGAAAACCGATTGGGTTGTTATAGTTAATTTTGTTGGGAAACGGCATTATCCAGCTCCTAAAAAGTGGTGCTAGGGGGTTTTACGCCCGCGAGGGGTGAAGTCGGCGATGCGTCCATTGCATGTCTGGGTGCTGAAGGACGTTTTGCGTCTAAACGCGACTTCACGATTGCGCGGAGGCCCGGAAGATTAATGCCCTTCGTATCGATGCCCGTTTCCTTCAGGGCGTAGCGATACACGGACTCGGCGCTGTCCATGGCGATGACGATTTCTCCAACCAAAGGCTTTACGTCACGCAGGGCCGCGTCCATTGCTGCGCGCTTGGCATCGTGCGCGCGGAGCTTGTCCTCGACCATGCGATCGACATCTTCTTTGGAGAAACGCTTCTCCGGCTCTTCATCACGAGCAGGGTCATCTTCGATATCGGGCGTGGCAGGATTGACGATTTTCGCAGCCTCGGCCGCGGGGTCTTCCTCCTCATCCTCGCCCTGACTCCCATCGCGATTGATCTCGCGCATGATGCGATCGATGTCGCTGTCGGACTTTTCGTGCTTTTCGAGTAGAGCCTTTAGCTCATCCTCGAGACTGTCCTTAGCGACGTCCTCTTTGCGGTCGTCGTCTTTTGTTTCGTTCTCTGCCATTTCTGGCTCCTCGTCGTTGGTGATAGGGGTATCAATATTCGCTGAGTCGGCGACCATCACGTCAGGCCCGGCGCGACCCTTCTCAACGAGCGCGACGTGATTTCCGCGGATGTCCTTCATGCGCCCATCATAGGGCTCGCCGTCGATTTCGCCGGGCGTCATGTCCACGTCATAAGCGTAGGCGGATGAGATTTCCCGCTGTGTTCCGGTTTTGATCCGATCGATCATATCGCCGTCCCAGACCACCATGCTGTTCATGAGGTAGGGTGCCTCGAACCGAGCGTTTTCCCCTGTTGAACCGATGACGAGCTCTCGACGCGGATCTGCGGCCGTGACGGATCGATGCTCCTGAAGAACAGGCACACGGTTGAAGCTGTCTGCGGCTTTCTTCAGCTCAGTGGGATCGCGATAAAGCCGGTAGCGCCGGTTGGCGTCGAGCCCCAGTTCTTCACCACGCGGGATTTCACGCCCGAGATATTCACAGATGTTCGCCTTTGAAATCGGCGTCATTTCAATGTGCAGGCGTCCGTCCTTGTCAAATGTTCGGACGCTGCCCATCCGGTCATAGGCAAGGCGAAGAGTCATCGTTTTGTTCTCGTTAGGCGGCTAGTTTTTGCAGAATAAAGGGATCAATATGCTCGAGCGACGGGATGATCGTGCTTGATGAGCAGTGGCAATTGATCTCCTCACCGGGCTGCACCCATTTTCTTTCGAGATAGGCGCCCTTTCGGATGTCGAAAATCAGACCTTTCAAACCGGCAGCAAGATGATCCGGGCGGGGCTCATGCACGCCCGCGCTGTGGTGCCACCGGGCAAAAAAGAGACCACTCTCGGCGCGACGTTCATTCGTGACCAGGGCCGTGATTTTAGCGTTCTGGTCCCGCGCGATGAGGGCGGCCCGAGATTTCGCCACGCCGAAGCGTTCACGCAGGTTTTTCGCCAGGGTGGCCGCGTCGCCACCCTTGAGGGCGGCTTGCGTGACGAGGTTCGCGACTTGATCGAGATACTGCGTTCCGATCGATTTGATGAGCGACGTGTTGTACTGCGCCGCGAAGCCAATTTTACTCGAGAGTTCGGGTGTGGGACGAAAATCGATCGCGAACCCGGCACGTTTTAACGATGCGCTGAACTGGCGATCAGCATGAGCGCTCATGCCGGTGACGGCGTTGGCCGCTATGTCCGGCGCGCGTTGAAACCAGGCGTCGATCCATTTTTTATTTAGGCGATCGAAGGTGCGTGCAATTTGCTCAAATGACAACGCGTCCATTGCGATGGAAGGCGCTTCATTTTCCGGAGAGGCAAGAGACGTGATCAGATCACGTGACATTTCCCGTAAGAGCCGGTTCAACTCACCCTGATAGCCATCTCGTTGGGCTGCGCTTGGCTTATAAGGCGGAAGAATAAGCGGGCGGCTACTCGGCGCGCGGATCGCCATTCTGAGCACTCCCGCCGATAAAATCCTGCGGCCTGAATCCGTCGGCGTTCTGATCAAGATAGGATTGAGAGGGCGCCTCGCCGTTCAGATCGACCTTAGCGTAAATCGACGTGTCACTGTGCTTTTCGCGCTCTCGCGCTTCTTCAGGAGAGATTTTCCCAGCCTGAATATTCACGAGGTCAATATCGGCGCGCATCTTCTCAACGGCGGTGAGCTTCTCCTCATCAAGCTGCCAGAGCGGATTGAATTCGAAGCTGAGGTTTTTATCGATTTCGCCCCAGAGATGAAGCTGGACGAGCCGAAACATTTTTTCGAGGACAGGCCGCACATGTGCTTCCTGAAACGCGGAGATTTCATCGTAGAAGACGCGGATTTCGCCCTCGGATGAGGCATTAAGTCCAGAGGGCTGCAATCCGAAAAGCTTGACGAGTGGGATGCCGGGGATCGACGCCATGGCCTCCATGGCGCTCGCCTGCAGATCGTTCAGGCCGCCGAGAGGAGTTGAGACGACGCGCACATCCTCGGCGTTCTTATCCGCGACAATCGTGTCTTGACCCTCGGATACACCCTGCATGAAGGCAGCGCGGCCGACGACGTTTTCGCGTTCGACATCGCTGAAGGCCATGCTTGGATACGTATCGCCTGATCCTGTGGGGCTCTGCATGGTGCCCGTCATATCGGTCAGCAGCACGAGCTTTGAAAAATTGGAGGTAATGTTGCTGACGCTGTTCCGCGTGCGGAGGAAATTATGCACGTAGGCGCGGATTTGTTGCGTCAGGGACAGCCCGCCAAAGTTGAAGGCGGGCTTCAGCAGGTCAGAGACCTCATAGGGCACCATATCGATCAGCCGATCGGTGTGGACCTGGCGCCCGATGATGTACCACGTCTGCGGCTTGAAGAAATCGTCTCTCAGCGGATCAACGGCGTTATAAACGGACGGCGTCGCCCAGAGCGGCTCAATCGTTCGGAAACCACGCAGGCTGCCTTGTTTGACGCCCTGAGCCGTCACACGCAGTGGGAGCGATGTATCTGTGTCGCCATGCTGCGCCGCCACATCGATGAAGACGTGACCGATGCCGTAGAGGAGTGCCTGCTTGATTTGCTCGCCAACGATCCGCCGTATGTTCAGGCGCTCGAATTCCTTCTCAATGGCCTTGACTCTCTCATCGGCCGCATTGGTGCCGTCAATCTCCTCTTTGAGCCGCTCATCCTGGGAGTAACTATCTGTATTATAACGGAACTTAATCCACTCACGCGTCGCCTCGCGTGTGATGACGATGCACGGCTTGCGGAATTCAGCGCGCTGTGCCATCTCGGCGAGGTAGGGATATCCTAGAAAAGCGAGCCCATCAGAGAGCCAGCTCCTCGCATAACCGCCTGCGCCAAGTGTGAACGGTGAAATAGCCGCCTGTGCCGCGTCAATCATCGCGTCATAGGCTTTGCGATCCCCCTCGGGGATGACGGAAACGGGCGCTCTGTAAGGCCTGAAGACCTCAGTCAGATCAGGCTCGTCGTTCTGTCCAGTGTTGCGCGCATAATTTTTAAAATTCGGCCAGGCGCGCTTACCTGCATAAGACTTCGGTTCCTGCTTTGGCCTATCAGGCTGAGCAGGAGCGGGCTTACGGCGAAAAAACAATGTCAGAGTCCGTGATGATGGGCTGGGGCTGCGTAGCGCGCGAATGACGGCATCCGGCGCTTATTCGTAATGATCCCGTCGAGCGCGTAGCGGATAGCGTCGATATAATGGTTGTAGCGATCATCGATCTTCGGAAGGATGTCGTTCGTCATTTTATCGACTTTATAAGCGTAGAGCCTGAATTCCCGTGCCGTCTCGACGCAGCGTTCATGCACGATGATGCGTGAGAATGCCTTGAGCCGCTCTACGCCGTCCTCGACGCTACCGGGCCATTTCTGTGCGGCGCTGATGCGAAACCCATGCCGGTTTGCAAGGTAACTGATTGTCTCGGGCCGAGCAGTGTCACCCTTAATCGGCCACGCGCGTGCACCCGGGATGCGCTCAAAAAGCTCTGGCAAACGATCAAGCTCAATGCCGACGCCGCCAGCCTCGTGATCAATGTAAAGGCAGTCATCCTGCACGAAGCAGCGAACGAGGGCTGTGGGGTCTTGCGAAAAACCCCAGTCGGCGCCGAAGTAATAACGCGCATCTGAAGGCGACTCAAAGGCTTCCACAGTGACGCGATGCCGGAAAATGACCGCTTCGGAAATCGTGCGGCACGCGCCTTCCCAGACATGCTCATAGGCTTCAGGATCATGCTTAAGGAGCCGTTTGCGCTCTCCTTCAAGCTCGGGTGGAAACCAGGGATTATCACGCCAGTTGATGCGGCTTACCCATGCGTCAGGGTCATCCTGAAGCATGGATGTCAGTTTATAAACGGGATCATCACTGTGCTCGGGATTATACGTGATCCAGATTTCTGAACCCGTTTTACGGATGGTGGGCACAAGGATGTCGAGAGAGGTCTGGCTAATCGTCTGACCCTCCTCGACCCAGCAGATATCGATCCCTTCCGTTGACTTGATGCCCTGAATGTTGCGCGCCAGACCCTTGAACAAGAACTCCGAACCGAAGCTTGATGTGATCGTGTGCTCCTGGATTTTGAACCATGGCGTCAATTCCATGGCGTCGATCTGGTCGGTGAGCAGCTTCTTGACTGAGTCATTTATGCTGTTCTGATATTCGCGGCAGCAAAGGATACGCAGTTTTCGCGACGCGGCCATCGCCACGAGGACACGCGCGACCGTCCATGATTTGGAAGAACCACGTCCGCCATACCAGATGCGGTAGCGATAGGGGCGAGAGAAATCTCCGAACTTATGCGAATAGGCGAGGTCAACCATATTAAGACGCTTTAATGGCACTGAGTGCAAACTAAAGTTGACATTTTAGGGTATGTAAACTATAGTTTCCTTATGGTCGATCTTCTCAAAACAGATGAGTTTGACAAATGGATGCTCGGTCTCCGGGACCGTCAGGCAAAAGCCCGCATCGCTGTCCGTCTCGATCGCATGGCTGGAGGCAACTTCGGTGACGCAAAATCGGTGGGCAAAGGTCTGATGGAGCTGCGCATCACGTACGGTCCGGGTTACCGAATCTATTATGTTTGGTCTGGAGTGGTTTGTGTAATTCTTTTGTGCGGGGGCGATAAGGGGTCTCAGGCTCGCGATATCGTAAGGGCGCAAGAGTTAAAGAAGGAGTTAGGGTTATGAATCAAAAGCTCAAAAGACTTAGCCGCTATGATTCGGCGGATTATCTCGATGGTGAAGACGATATCGCTGCCTATCTCAATGCGGCAGCCGACAGCGACGACGGGGATGGCGCGACTATTATTTCGGCTCTTGCCGCTATTGCCCGGGCGCGTGGCACGTCTGCTTTGGCGCGGGAAGTTGGGATAACGCGGCAGGGCCTTTCAAAAGCTCTGTCGCAAGGTGGCAATCCAACTCTGGCGACTGTGACGAAGATTGCGAAAGCTCTTAATGTGCGCCTTGGTGTGCGATCAGATGCCGCGCTACCATCGTCACCCGATTAATCCTCTGGCTCTTACTTCGGATCAGGAAGCGGCCTCATATTAATTGTGACAGGCATGAGAGCAGCACCGTCCGCTCCTGTCAGCTCGTGATGCGCCGTCGCCTTGCCCAAGCCGCGATCCAGAAGCTCTTTGATCGCCGCGATCCGAGCTGAGTCTGTGTCGCTGTCACGGATCATCTCGACGAGAGTCTCAATCGCCTCTTCCGCATGCATGCGCGCCATCTCACGAATCTGCGCTGTCGTCTTGTTGGTCGAGCCTTTTTTCCGCCCGGCTCCTGGGGGACGCGGAGCGCCTTTCTGGAATTTTGTCGATTTTGCCATAAACTACCGATAACTGCCGTTATCTTTCCGTTATTTTTACGGTTTTTGAGGGAAAAGGCTGAGAGTGTTTTTACGTCCTAAACGCACTTTTCCGAGCCTGACAATTTCTTACTAAAAATCGGTACCGTTGTCAACGCCTTTGTTTTCAACGGATTCGCGGCCCGCATAATAGCCCGCGAGTTGCTCGAGCACGATCGCAGCCTGACCCCGGACAAGTCGCTTGCCCTGTTCGAAATGCTTGCAAGGATATTTCAACTTCGCGATCGCTGTAAACGACAGGCCGTCGGCCAAGAGCATCACGAGCAGCTCATGCGCTGGTTCGGTCAGCCGCGCCCTGATGCGTGAAATGCGGGCACCTGCCTGTCCGCGCTGAAATGCAAAAGTGTGCACGTCTCCTTGGAGGTATCCATCAGGCGCCAGATCGCGCAGCCAGTCGCCGTAGCCTTCTCGCGCAAACACGAAATCACTGAGCCACCACGAGGCTGCCGTGACAGCGTCTCCCGATATCTCACGCGCACTGTGCAGGCTCTGAACCGTACGCGCCCTGGCGAACAGCCCGTGATGATCCTTCTCGAAATCCGGCTTGGCGACGCGTTCAGGCGTCGGCGACATGGTTTCGCGAGGAATGAAAACTGGGGAAGCTCGACGCCGGGTTTTTGTTTTGGTCAATTTGGTCTCCAGTCACAGGCGCGCTCAACATCTGTCAGGCAGCTATAGGCTTTGATCGAAAGGGACTTGAGAAGGGTAAGCGATGAATATCGAGCCTCCTCTGGCGTGGTTTCCCGCGCCGCCGCGAGGGTCTTGAAATCATCCGCCTGTTTTCGACGAAACTCCTCGAGGAGGCTCGTATCTCGGGTCGAGAGATCGTTCGCCACATCTAGATATGGCGCTTTTGCACGTCGCTCTTCCCAGGCTCGGCGCTCGGCCTGGATGAGAGGCTCAGAGAAGCGCCGAAGCGCATCCGTCAACTCTGCCGCGCTCGGGAAAAATCTGAATTCACGCCGACAGAAGCGGATGGCGTGGGGATTTGTCCAGACAGAATGGGGCAGATCACTCTCTGCCATCACGGCGATCAGTTCTGCCCAGAACTCTGAGCGCGCCCTCTCGGAATAGGCTTTAAATGCTTTGGAGTGAGCGAGGTAAGTGCCGAGTTTTTGGAGAAAATTCCCAATCTGCCGGTTGAGCTTTTGATCAGGGGCGATCTCTCCAGACTGTAACGGAACGATGTTTCCCATAAATCACACGCCTCCGATGATTCCGGCCGCGCGGAGGATGCGCTTTTCCTCCTCGCTCGACTCCACGAAAGGGGGTGGATCTTCCCCGACGAAGCGCTCGTAGAAGCCGTCAAACGGGTTGCTTGATCGAGCAGGAGGTGCCTCAAACTGGGGACGCAGTTGGACAACGTTTCCCCTTGGTCGCGGCTCAAAAACCCCTGTCCAGCCGCGTTCAGTGCTGGTGTTGAGGATTTCCGCAACATCGTGACCGTCATCGCGCCAAGCCGCGAGTTTCTTTAGCGTCAGGGCCAGAGCATGATCCGTGGCAGGCGCGCCCTTTCGCCGACGCATTTCCAGCCAGCCGAACCAGGCTTCCCGATCAACCCAGTCAGGTGGCTCCGGGAAAGTCTGCTTTGGCTTCGATTTTGGCCTGGAAGGTGGATGGGGGGCTATAGGGGGTACCTGATGGTTCTTGGTGGTTATTGATGGTTCTATATGGGGCGGACACAATGGCCGCTTTTTTTGACAATGTGACCGGTCAACCGGCCATAGTGACCGGTTTCCGGACAGCGTTAAATCGGCCATGGTGGCCGGTTCTTCGGACATGGTGGCCGCTTGCCTGTCGTGACTTTTGATGAGCAAGCGAACCCCATTGCGGCCAATTTCTGGAGCCGTCTCAATGAGCCCGATCGCTGCCAAGTGGTTCTTGACTCGTCTTACTGTTCGTTCCGACAGACCTGATTTGAGTTGAATGAGTTTCATCGATGGCCATGAAAGCCCCTCAGAGTCCGCGTAATTGGCAAAAACAAACAAAACAGATTTTTGAGAAGGGGTCACCGGGCATTCAAGTGCCCAGTTTATTGCAGGAATGCTCATCTCGCATCACCCTTCATATTGAGGGAAATACATTGCTTAGGAAAGTTCGCCGTGTTTTTTAAAACATCCAGCTTTTTGAGATCAGCTTTTGCTTGCTTCACCGCGCGTTCAGAAAGGCTAGTCATTTCAACAAGCTGAGCAGTGCTTATCCATGCTACGCCATTATCACCAGCGCCGTTCGCCATTGCCAAAAGCACAAGCTTTTGTGTAGGCGAGATGTTTTGCTTCCAAGCCCATTCGATGGCTTTAATGCTCATGTTTTCTCTCCTAATGAGAGCGTTTGTGCTTCAGGCGTTGAAGGTAAATCTTCCTCGAAAAAGTCGTCCTTTCGACCGCACCCATCTGGGTAATGCCGGAGCTGAGAAATCATGCATGGGCCTTGATGTCCGTGTTCGAAGACAAACCACGCGAATTCCTTTGTCCCATTGCCTTTGAGAGGCACATTGCCTGGCCTCATCTTCGGCCGGGGGGTAAGCGCCCAGATCCGCGCGAGCGGCTGATCCCTGAAGAAGCTGTATCGGCTGCTGGAGGAAAAGAACTGAAGGGGGAGCAGAACGCACACACGGTCACGCGTGTATTCGAGAGCCGTTTCAACGAAACGCTGCGCCTCGCGATAAGGCGGATTACTTACGACGCTGTCGGGTTTTAAATGTAATAATGACGATTCATAAGTAATCACGTCTAAAGCGTAAGTCCACCGCGCCGCAATGTCGGTTCCCCAGCACTTCAAGCCTTTTAACTCATCGAAAGCCTCTGGAATTGTGCCCGTGCCACAGCACGGGTCGAGGATTTTTCCGATAAACGGCCTCTCGGCCCGGATGAGAGCCCTGACGACGCTGGCGGGCTCAACGTAAAAGTCATCCTTTTCGCGCGCGAAGGCGGAGACTTTTTTCCCGGTTGTTGCGGATAGCGACTTGACCTGAGCTGCAAGTGACTCTATTCTCTCATCGAGCATAGCTCTCTTCCTTGTGATCAATATGACGACGTTCGAGGCGGGATGACGAAAACGTTATCCCGCTTCGTGCTTCTGTGGCGTGCCTGTCTCAGACAGAAAAAGATTGAGTTGTTTTTTGCACAACTCAGTCAACTCAATGCGATTTTCATTGAGTTGAATCAGACCTCTACGAAGAAGAGAATTCATGCCTCTTTTGAACGCTGAAAGAGGCATATCCAATGCGAGCCTCAGATCTTCCTGAGGAGGACCGCCTTCGAAATCGATGGCCGCTATCAACTCCATGTTGAAAAGTGTTATTTCCGTCTCGCGAAAACAGAATTGAACCGATTTCCCAAATTTCTTCGCCCAGCGGATCGCGCGATCAAGGTCGGTAAAAACCTCAACGTCCTCTTGAATCCCGCCCGGAACTCTCTTTCCAAGCTGGAGCAAACCGGAACTTCCAAGGAAGATGACATCACGGCTCATGGAGAAGTCCTCCGAACCTGCTTCACCTTACGAGAGCCGCTTAACTTTTGAACTCGAAACTGATACTGTCGTCCGTCTAAATCTTTATATTTTTCACTTCCCGGCAAACTTACCCACCGGTTTGTCGACGGCGTGTAAACAGCTATTGCTTCCCATTTGCCCTCTTTCACATTCAAAGGCATAATAATTCCTCCTCTATCGGGGACGCGGCGCGGGAGCGTCGCCAAACTCAGCCCGCGCCGTGCTTATGTCGTCAGACGTGCTTCCGCAGAACGCGGGCAAGCACATTGACGGAAACTGTTCTTGTCTCATCGTCGAGACGCATCAGGTCGGTCAGGAACTCATATGTGACGCGAAACCGATCCGTACCGTCACAATCCATCCGTTCGACCTCATCCACGGCACGACTTGCTAACGAGCAGCGCTGTGTTCCTCGAAGCATCGTTTTCACATGCCCAGTGCGTTGGCGTACACGTCGAAGAGCGACCGTTGCTCCTCAACCTCGGACGGCGTCTGCTTGCGTGCGCGGAGAATTTCCTTGAGAACCGGCACGTCGAAACCCGCTGATTTTGCCTCAAGAAAAATGTCCTTAATGTCGCTCGCGAGGGCCTTCTTCTCTTCTTCAAGGCGCTCGACGCGATCGACGATTGACTGAAGACGTTTCGCCGATACTTCACCTTCTGAAGCGACTGGGCGCGGTTCATATGCCCCGCTCTGCCCGTTCATCTGGACCTGCATCACTTTGTTTCCTTTTTGCTGAACATGCCTGCCGCGTGGAGAATGTCCGCGGGGATGTCATTATAGTTTCCCGTCATTGCGAAGCTGACGCGCCTAGGATGAATCTTATGACGCCGGGCAAAGCGTGCTTGCGCTCCATACGCATCACCGACACGGCGCCGCAGCTCCTGAAGGGCCTCATCGCGGGTCATCGCGTCTTTCCCCCCAGCTTTGTTTCAACCTGATCACCCTTCCTCATGAGACGATATCCCTTCTCCATTAATCGCCTGGCGCGCCTCCTAAGGAGGAACAGGCGATAGGTGAGGAGCTGTCTGACCATGTTGCATCCCATTTTTCTGAAAGTTGACGGCACACTTGCGCATCATGATCGGCCCGCTCACGCATGGACTGGAGATGCCGCTCATAAGCCGCGTTAAAATTGTGATAGATGTGGGCAGGTATGACCCGCCACTCGCCGTAATAAAGGCGTTTTACCTGACTTGCCGTCAGCTCCATTTTGCGCGCAATACGCGGGAAGACGGATTTCAAGCAGTCACGCGACGGGTAGGCCTCGACGAGCTCCCGCATTTGCAACTGCATCATCTCAGCGATCGCATCAGGCGTCATGTCGCGCCTCTGTAATTCTGCGCTCACGGAACATTTTTCCGTCACGGCGGAATCCTCCTGTTTTAAGTTGCGTCCTGTGGAGGTCGACAACTGTGAAACGAGAGGAAGAAGAATTGCACGCATATGACAGGCCACTGCTGGAAGACGACCGGCGTTGGGAGGTGCACAACATGGGCACACCTGTGCTCGTCATCGACATGATGCGGGCAGCCGAGCTTTGGGCGATCCTGCATCCGAAAGCCGGACAGGAGGAGCGCCGCATGATCGTCTCTCTGATCGCCGGTGCAGTGGGGGCCGAGTGCGACATTTGCTTACCCCGGCCCAGCAGGTAAGGTGTCGTGGCACGGAGGAGTCGCAACCTCCCCCGTGCTTGCTTCACCATCTTGACCGGAGGATGAATTCTTATGGAACCATTTGAAAGAAACGCTGAGGCCTTGCAGCGCCTCTCGTGCGCAATTCAAATCGCAACGAACAACTTGCTCTCCAACCAGGCCGAACAGACCCATACGACGCTGCTTGAAGCGATTTCTTTCGTAGACGACTTCGTCGACGGGAAAGGCCAGTTTGCAGAACGCCAGGTGAAACCGGGAAAAATGCCCAGTTTTGTTCGTTACGCCAGATCCGATCATGACTTCCCTGGCTCCTGATAAAGGGCACTGAGGATGGACGCGATCTCCTCTGGATTGCACAGGTCCTTGTGGGAAAACATGATTTTTTCACATAAGGGATAACTTGCTTCTAAAAGCGGAATCGCTTCCACCAAAGGAACTTCAGAGAGGCTGATAGCGCGATTGAAATATAGAAGAATGCCCTCAATCGTTTTGGAAATACTGGTCGGATCTATTCCGTTCAAACCGGCTTTTACCAAATGAATGGCCAGGGCCCGTTTTCTGGTTATGGCCTCTTCATGCGTGAGGCACGGACGAATGATGGTCATGGCTGATGGTCTCTCCTTGAAGCTGTATTCTCGCGTAAGAAGCACTCGACTTTTGCTCGCGTTCGTCGACGTAACTCTCGTCCGGCTCTCAAATCATGGACAAAGCTTGGGTCGCCGATTGCCTGACGACCAAACGCTGTTGCAGATATGCCTTCGCGGGCAATAAACGCCTCCACTGCAGACAAAATAGGATCAGAAGTTTCCATGGCTAAGAAGATAATAGGACGAGTGCGATTTCGCAATAGGAAAACTTCATATTGGATTTTTCCTACACACGGCGGCATAATATCGTATGTCTAAGCTCGACCAGCCTCGACTCAATCTTCTCAAATTGATTGAGGAACACCAAACCGATTTGGCGAATGTGTCGCTAGCGATCAAACGCAACCACGCTTACCTGCATCAGTATATAAATCGCGGTTCGCCTCGGCAGCTCGGAGAAAATGAACGAAATGAGCTCGCGAGATTATTCGGCGTGTCGCCAGATGTGTTTCGCGCGGAAGCGAGTAACATAACTGTTGCTGGAACTGGCGACAGATTAGAAAAAAGGAAAATTCAATCTAGGCAAATAGATATACCAGAATTCGACGTTGCGGCCGCCGTGGGACAAGGAGACTTGAGCACGGAAGCCGACGAGAATGAAAAGCTCAAGGCCACTGATCATTGGTTATTACCCCGACGTTATTTGGCCGCATTTTCTGAAAAACCCGAAGCCCTGGCGATTATCAAAGTTGCGGGTGACAGTATGGACCCGGAGTATAAAGCTGGTGAGCGTGTTTTGATCGATCGATCGCATATCTTGCCGTCACCCCCCGGAATATATCTTATATGGGATGGCCTCGGATTAGTCCTGAAACGTATCGAGGTAATCGTCGGAAGCAGTGATCCGTTGATGTTAAGGATATCCTGCATAAATCACGCTTATAGCACATATGAATGTGCGCTTCCCGAGATTAATATCAACGGCCGTGTAGTCGGCAAGTGGTTATGGAAATGACTTCAGTTTTGAAGGCGTCGAGAAAAGTGAGGTTTTCCATTTTTTTGGCGCGACGATAAGAAGATTCCTATAAAACTCTTTTTTCCTATTTACATGATAAGATTGTTCCTATTATAGTGGCTCATCCAAGAGGAGATGAGCCATGCAACAGGAACCAGACTACCTCTCCGACTATGAGGCGTTTCTCAAGGGAGAGATTGAATATGATCGGATGTGCCTTCAGAAAGTGCACGCCTTTCTGATCGATATGGACGCAGGCTGCTGCGAGGGTATCAGCGCCGAACTGGCGCTTCTCGGAGCAGGGAATCTTCTCTCAACAATTAAAGATGATGGCTTTGCCGATCGCCACGACGGGTGGCGTGCCTTTTCCAGTGCGCGTCGGGCCATCATGGACGAGGAATTTGACCTCGTGAAGGTGTTTGAGGATCTGGACACCGCCGAGCGGGCGCTGGTCGACAATGAGAATATTCTTCTGGAAGGTGGCTTTTCCCCACCTCGCCTGAAAGCCGATGCAGAGACCGATTACCGGATGGGATTGCTGGTCGCGGACTCTTTCAGTCACGGAGTTCTGCCATGATCACGATCAGTAATGACGCGGCTGCGGCTGTTCTGAAAGCTCTCGACCGTGTTGAGCGCATTCGGGATAATCTGGATAACACGCCCGAAATCAGACGATATGCGGACCGCTGGGCGGGTCTGGACATGGAATCTGTCCGAAGCAAGCTTATGCAGGAGGCAAGGCCGAGGACATCGTGGGTGCGCCCTTCACCTCACCAGAGAGACGGTCGTCTCAGCGTCGATTTGCTTATTCAGTATGAAGATGGCGCGTTTGACATCATCAAGTCAGGTTTTCAGGTCGAATATGCACGCATCAGAGGTTACACGCTTTTACCACGTCCTCACGACAAAAGGTGGAAGTCCACCCTCCGAGGATTACGGCCGCGTCTGAACCATCAGTGCCTCGTCGATACGCCTCATGGCGTCGTCATTGACACATGGCGCGGCGATCATTTCGAATATAACCGTTACACATTTCCGCACCCTGATCGCTGGATTGATCTGATCGAGCTGACGAGGGAGGGCGTGTGATGAATAAGAAATATGAGTTCGTCAAGGGCGACACGCTGACACTCGCCACCGGCGCGGTGCTGCACCGCATCCGCGCAGTGCGGGATATTCCGCGGCGCTGGGTGAAGGCAGGCGATCTGGGCGGTTACATCAAAAAGAGAAGTAATCTATCGGAAGAAAGCGATGCCTGGGTCTACGGCAATGCCCGGGTCTCCGGCAATGCCCAGGTCTACGGCGATGCCTGGGTCTACGGCGATGCCTGGGTCTACGGCAATGCCCGGGTCTCCGGCATTGCACGGCGATGCCCGGGTCTACGGCAATGCCCAGGTCTCCGGCAATGCCCGGGTCTCCGGCAATGCCCGGGTCTCCGGCGATGCCCGGGTCTCCGGCAATGCCCAGGTCTACGGCGATGCCCAGATTGAAGAATGCTCTGAGGCGGGATGCTTCAGTAATGTGGGCTCTCAAAAAGGAACTCTGACGTATTACAGGACAAAAAAGAGCATCGGCGTCACACGCGGCTGCTTCTCGGGCACGCTTGAAGAATTCGAAGCGGCCGTCGAAAAAACACACGGTGATAACCAGTACGGACAGGAATATCGGATACTTATCAAGTTCATAAAAAAGCGCGCCTCCTCCTGGAAGAAGGAGGGCGTGTGATGGTCCCGAATGTCGAATTCACGCCGGAACTCGCGCAAATCAACATGGCGATCGATGAAGCCACGCGAGCACATGATTGGCTGAAGCGTCAGCCTCGTGACATGATTGAAGATGAGTTGAAGAGGTCGCTCATGGGCGGGTTGATTGAAAAGCATAAGAAGCTTTGCGAAGAAAAGAAGCGAATATGCTTTAGCTTGAATACTGGTTTCTACTGAAGAAACTGAAAATCCAGACTGAAATCTGAAAGGTTTTAACAATGACTGAAGTCGTTGACGCCCAAGCTGCGTCTGAAATCAGCCTGTATAAGGGCGATGAATGGCATGAGGTGCGCGCGAAGCACATCGGTGGGTCCGAGATCGCCTCTCTATTCAATGTCCAGCCCGACTATGCGATCGGTGCGCATGGGCTATGGCTCATCAAAGCTGGACGTGTGCCCGCGCCGGAGGTCGATAACCAGCGTGCACGGTGGGGCCTACAGCTTGAAGAGGCGATAGCTCAAGGCTGTGCTGAGCAGGAAGGATGGAAAATCCGAAAGGGAGGCTACTTCTCAGATCCTCACTGTCGTGGACTGGGGGCAACTCTCGATTACGTCATTGAGGAGGGTGAAGAAGGGCGGACGACCCTTGGCATTCTCGAGATCAAGAACGTCGATTATGGCGTTCACAAGAGGAGTTGGGCCGATGGCGAGCCGCCTCTTCACATCCTCCTCCAGCTTCAACACCAGTTGGCGTGCACGGGCTTTACGTGGGGCGCCATCGGAGAGCTGATTGGCGGCAACGATCTCAGGGTTTATCGGTTTGAGGCGCGCCCCAAGATCATCGCGCAGATCCGTGCGAAGGTCGCGGCCTTTTGGCAATCAATTGACGATGATATCCCGCCACCCGTCGATGATTCAAGCCAGACGGGTGCAGTCCTGCGGGCGCTGAACACGCCCATCGTCGATGAGATTGCCGATTTCGAGTTGGACAATGAGTTGCCCGACATCTGTGCTGGCCTTCTCTCATCAGCTTCGCGTCGCAAGGCGATTGAGAAGGAAGAGCAAGGCTATAAGAACCGGCTCATTGCCAAGCTCGGCACAGCGCAGAAGGCGCGATGCGCAGGCTTTTTCATCAACACAATCGTGGTGCCTGAGAAAGCCCCGAGAGCTGCGCTGCCTGGCGAAATCATCTCGGGAAGGAAAGAGGCGCGGCGATATGACGTGAAGGAGGTCAGCTTATGAGCAGAGAAATTTCAAACACAACTGCCCAACTGCGGGGGCAGATCAACGCGATGACGGGAGAATTCAGAAGCGCGCTCCCGTCTCACATCGCGCCGGAGAAGTTCCAGCGCGTCGTGATGACGGTCGCGCAGCAAAATCCCGACCTGATGAAGGCTGATCGCCAGACCCTTCTTGCCTCCTGCCTCAAGTGCGCAGCCGATGGGCTGATCCCCGACGGACGCGAAGCTGCTCTCGTGATTTTCAGCAATAAAGTGCAATACATGCCCATGCTCGCGGGCCTTCAAAAGCGCGTTCGGAACAGCGGCGAGATCGCTACCGTGCAAGCCCACATCATTTACGAGAACGACCACTTCGTATGGCGTCAAGGTCTCGATGAGCATATCGAGCACACGCCCCTTTTTCCTGGTCATCGAGGGAAGGCGATCGGGGCTTACGCAATCGCGAAGTTCAAAGATGGCTCAGATCCTCAATTTGAGGTGATGGACGTCGAAGCAATTGAACGCGTCCGGTCCGTTAGCCGTGGCAAGAATGGGGGGCCATGGGCTCAATGGTGGGATGAGATGGCGCGCAAGACCGTCTTCAAGCGCTTGTCAAAATGGCTCCCGATGGATGCTGAGGTCGATGAGCTTCTCAGGCGCGACGATGAAATCGAAGCTGTGCCCTACGGAAAGGAAGCAGGCCCCGATCCGGTTGTGACAGCAGTGCCTTCAAAACTCGATGCTCTGGAACATGTCGATGACGGGGTTGATCGTTTTGAGGACGAAGTGCCCGGTCCGTTATCGCCAGAGGCCAAGGAGGATTACGCATGATCTCTCCCCGGCAAGACACATCTCAAGTCATCGCACTTGAGACACTCCTCTCCCGCATTCCACGCGACCGCCCATGGTTGCGCGACCTTGATCAGGACGAAGCCGTCATGCGCCGCGTTACAGGCCGGTTCTGGATGGAGGAAGAGAAATGAGGTGGGAAAAATGGCCCAGAAGCATGAGCTTAGAAGTCGCGCTCGAATATTTAAGCGTTAAACCCGACACCTTTCGAAAGAAAATCGCACCGCACATCCGTCGCGTCCCGTTGTCGGACAAGCGCAAAGGCTATCTTCGGGATGACATCGATGCGTGGATCGACCGTGAAGTCGGGATCACACAGGAGCTCGTTCAACCAAAACTTGAGAAGGGGATCAACCCGCTTGATACGCTCGATTGACGAAAATCAAGCTCAAATATATTCAGCGCTACCGGGATCGTCATGGCAAAATGCGCCATTATCTGAGGCGTCCCGGTCGTCCGCGCGTTCTCCTTCCTGACCCTGGAGATCCAGATTTCGGGGCAGCCTATGCTAAAGCGCTCGACGTAAGCCGTCAGGAGAAGAAGTCGGAGGCAGTCAGGAATTTCCGGTCTCTCGTCAAGGAATGGCAGGCCAGCCCAAGGTTCAGGCAGTTGAGAGAGACAACCCAGGTCACTTACCGACGTGTCCTCAATCGGCTTGAAGCTGAAGATTTCTCAGAACACATGGTTATGGATTTCGAACAGCGTCACGTCAGACGCTTCGTTGCGCGCCTCGTTGACACGCCAGCAGCCGCTAACATGCGACTCAAGCTGTTCCGAATGCTGTTTGAGCATGCCATAGAGCTGGGATGGCGTGATGATAATCCTGCCGTGAACGTAAAGCGTCTGAAGGAAAAGCAGATCGGAGCCGCATCCTGGACGGAGGCGCAGATCGGAGCTTATGAGGCGCATTGGCCTTCCGGAACGATCCAACGGCTTGCATTCTCGCTTCTCCTCTATACAGGGCAGCGACGGAGCGACATCGTGAGGATGGGTGCCCAGCACGTCGTTGAAGACACTTTGGAGGTCGTCCAGCAGAAAACGGCGGCTCGGCTCTTCATTCCTATTCACGAGTGCCTTCGGAGAGAAATAAAATTCACAGGCAGCTCACATCCCTTTCTTCAATCAAGTCAGGGGAAACCCTTCACGGCAAATGGCTTTTACATGCGCTTTAAGTCATGGCGCGCGGCGGCCGGGCTACCTGAGGGTCTAAGTCCTCATGGCTTGCGGAAAGCGGCAGCGCGTCGCCTTGCGGAGGCAGGCTGCACAGCACACGAGATTGCAGCTATTACCGGTCATGCGAGCCTTGCTGAAGTGCAGCGCTACACGCGCGCCGCGGATCAGAGAGACCTCGCCAAAAAGGCCGTCGCCCGAATAAAAAGTGTCTAA